CTCTTGTCTCTATCGGATGGCAACCAGCCCGAACTGGCGGCGATCAGCCATGACTGGCCTCGACTGGAAACGACTGTCACTAATGCTGCCGGGTCATATGGGAGCGATGTGCAGGGATGGGCAGAACAGCATCTCGGCATCACCCTTATGCCTTGGCAAGTGCGCGCGCTTGACGGTCAGCTGGCCTTTGATGAGCAGGGTGAGCTGCTGCATCGCACAAGCCTCGTTTCTACGGCCCGACAGAACGGCAAGACCGTTGCTCTAGGTAGTCTCGTCGGCTGGTGGCTTACAGAGATGCCAAAAATACGGGGCAAGAAACAGACGGTGCTAACAACGGCAAACCGACTTGACTTGGCGATTACGTTGTTTGATGAGATCGCCCCAGTGCTCGAAGCCAGGTTCGGTGCATCCTGTGTCAAGGCCTATGGGCGTAACTCGGTGACAATGCCAGACGGCAGCAAATGGACGGTCAGAGCCGCGAAGCCATCGGTCGGTCACGGCACTAGCAACGATCTGATCGTTGCAGACGAAATCTGGGACATGTCGCAGCTCGCTATTGACGGCGGTCTTATCCCATCTATGCGCGCACGAAAATCACCGCTGCTCAGCTGCTGGTCAACTGCTGGAACGGAAGCCAGTACTGCATTTTTGCGTTGGCGTGAGCAAGGCCTGCGCGCCATAGATCGAGGAGAACGATCGTCGCTGTACTTTGCCGAATGGTCGCCACCGCCAGACCTTGACCCGATGAACCCTGCCGCTTGGGCTTACGGCAACCCTGCGCTCGGTCACACGTTGGAATTGTCAACGATTGAGGCTGAGTCTCAAAACCCTGACCGCGCCCAATTCTTACGGGCATCAGTAAACCTGTGGGTGGCTTCCGATCGGGGATGGATACCGCCGGGTGTCTGGCCTGCACTTGAGCACGAAGGCGAAATACCGAAAGGCGGCATTGTTGCCATCGAGACCAGCATGGACGACAGCCGATACTTTGGCCTGCGCGCCGTAAGCCTGCCTGATCGCCGCATCGTCGTTACCGTTGCTTTTGTCGTGGACAGTTTTGCAGCTCTCTTGCTCGAGGTTGACAAGCTGACCGCTGAGGGCTGCAAGTTTGCTATTTCCCCCAGCATCGACATCCAGTGGCCTCGACACTTAGAAACCAAAAAGGTCATTGTCGGCTACGGCGAAATACTGAAATACACCCCCACTGTAAGAAACTTGATAGCAGAAAAAATGCTGCTACATGACGGCTCAACCCAGTTGGCTGAGCATGTCCAGCGCGCCGTGGCAGTCCGATCGCAAGGCTCGGTCGCCGTCAGTTCGCAGCGATCACCTGGCCCGATCGAGTTGTGTCGCTGCATGATCTGGGCAGCTGCACTTTGCTCACGTCCATCTGTGTCGGGTAAGCCCATGCTGGTCACTGTAAATCAGTAACATACCGTTGGCACTCGGTCGATGTACCTAGCCTTTCGTCGGGAACTGATAGGCCGATCGAGTGCCACCATCACAGCGCCGCTGTCTGTAATGTTGTGGCATGGGATTATTTGACCGCAAAGTGAGCAAGGCCGCAATAAGTCCAGCGCCTGCCAAAGCAGCAGCTGCCGGGGCTAACAGTTTTGCTAACCCGAACAGCGCGGTGAATGTGTTTAATCAGTATTACTCGTGGCGCGAGGGCGAACAGCGTAATTTGCTTATGTCTATCCCAGCGGTTTCACGCTGCCGCGATCTGCTTGCATCAGTTATCGCATGTATGCCATTGCGCGCATACAACATGAGTTGGGATGGCGAGCGTATGGTCAAGAATTACATTGCGCCTCGATCATGGATGCGTCAACCAGACCCACAAAACACTTACGCCCATTTTTTTTCGTGGGTTTTTGATGACCTCTACCATTTTGGTAGGAGCATAATTCACATCACATCGAGGACGGCTGATGGCTTTCCTGCGTCGTTCCAACGTTTGCCAGTCGGCTCAATTACGACTACCGATCAGACTGGGCCTGTCTGGTTTGCTCCAAGTAATCAGGTCTACTTCAACGGTGTAGAACTTGACACGCGCGATCTGTTGCAAATCTTGTCGCCGACAACAGGCCTTGTTTACACAAGTGTGTCAGCAGTAGAAACTGCGCTTAAAGTTGAGGCCGCGAGAAATCGCAATGCGTCATCGTCGATACCTGCTGGCATCCTTAAGCAAACTGGCGGCGAACCATTAAGCGCGCAAGAATTAGCGGATCTTGCAGCTGCGTTTAATGCTGCACGAGCAACTAATCAGACCGCTGCGTTAAACGAGTTTCTTTCTTACGAAGCGACAACAATGTCACCAGACAAAATGCTTTTAATTGAGTCTGCTAATTACAGCGCGCTTGAAATGGCTCGACTAGGCAACGTGCCGCCATACTTGGTCGGCGTTTCAACCGGGTCGTATTCGTATCAGTCATCACAGCAAGCGCGCGCAGATCTTTACATTTTTGGTGTCAAACTTTACGCCGAAGCAATTGCCGAAGCGTTTAGCATGAACAGCATTTTGCCGATCGGAACCTACGTCGAGTTTGACGCAGAAAATTATCTTGCCGAAAACTATTTAGCAGATCAAGCAGAAGAACCACAAGAAAACACTCAAGAGGAGTTAGCAAACCGATGATGAGATTTACCGCCACCAGTGTCAGCATTGACGCAGCCGCTAGCGACGGCACACCGACCAGGACGATCACAGGCATCGCCGTTCCTTACGGCGTAGCAGCCACAGTTTCCGATGGCACAGAAGTGATCTTTGAGCGCGGCAGCCTGCCAGTCGATGGCAAAGCACCCCGTCTATATCTCAACCATTCGGCTGAAAGCGCCATCGGCATTGTCACGGCCCGATACGACGACGAAGAAGGCATGATGTTTACCGCCAAGATCAGCAAAACAATGGCAGGCGACGAGGCTTTGCAGCTGGCCCTTGACGGCGTGCTGGACTCGGTATCGGTAGGCGTAAACCCAACAAAGACCAGAGCAAATGAAGACGGCTCAATTACCGTCCTGGCTGCCGACTGGATAGAGCTATCAATGGTTCCCGTCCCAGCATTTGCTGGCGCAGTCATTACCGACATTGCTGCCAGTATCCACCACGAACCCGAACAGACCGACAATAATGAAATAGAAGAACCCACAGAGGAGACAGAACCCATGTCAGAAGTAACAGTCCCAGCAGTTGAGGCAACCATTCCTACCGCTGCAATTCCAGCACAACCAAAACGCAAGTTTGCTTTGCCAACACCTGGCGAATATTTGGCAGCGATGCACATTGGTGGCACAACTTTTGAGAACGTTGCAGCCGCAGCGCGCGACTTCATGCTCTCAAAGCAGACCGCATTTGAAGCAGCAGCTGGTGATGTGCTTACCACCGACACCGCCGGTCTGTTACCTGTTCCAGTGCTCGGACCTGTTTTTGCAAACCTAAACCAAGCCATAAGGCCTGTGGTTGCAGCCGTTGGCGCTCGCGCTTATCCAGATGGCGGAAACCAAAAAACATTTATCCGTCCAACATGGACAACTCACACATCGGTAGCAACGCAATCAACTGAACTCACAGCAGTATCGGCAACAACTCCAGTAATTGCCTCAAACGTAATTAGCAAGACCACGCTGGCCGGACAAGTCACGTTGTCCCTACAGGATGTTGACTTTACGTCGCCTGGTTCGATGGAAATTATTATCCAAGACTTGATGGGCCAGTACATGCAGGCTTCCGACAACCTTGCCGCCGATGGTCTTGTCGCTGGTGGAACTGCATCAGGCGCTACATGGTCAGTAACAGCAAACGACCCAAGCACTTTGATTTCAGCAATTTACACTGCGGCCTACAACATTCTGTTGGACACAAACTTCTTGCCAGATCACATCTTTGTGGCTCCTGGAGTATGGCAAGCATTGGGCGCACAATTGGACGGAGACAAGCGACCAGTGTTCCCATACGTTGGTGCAGCTGGCCTCATGGGTGTTAACGGCATGGGCGCTGCAAACGTCACCGTCGCAAACACATTTAATCCATTTGGCTTGAACCTTGTAGCAGATCGCAACTTTGCTGCTGGCACGATGGTTGTCGCACGCGGCGCAGCGATCGAGTTTTATGAGAGCATCAGGGGCCTCTTGTCACGAGACGAACCAGCTACGCTCGGCAAAGTGCTCAGCTACCACGGCTATGCAAGTCTTTTTGTCGCTGACGCCAAGCAAGTACAAAAAATCACTGTTTCCTAGTCGAGAGCGGAGCAACCGCTCATGGCTACCTACAGCGTCACTAACAAGTACCTAATAGATGATTTTGCCGTACTGCAATTACTGACCCCCACAGAAATTGCAGTCGGCGAGTCAATCACAGTCGCTGGAGTAGATGCCACATTTAACGGCACATACACAGTCCGCGCATTACCTCAGTACCGCTATTTAGGTGTAGACACTCAAGGCGATCTGTTGTACGACATTGACGAGCCAATCGCTAACCAAGTGCTGTATGCCAAGGTTGCAGATGACGTTGATCGAGTCGCAGCCACCGGCACAGTTACCTACACGCTGACCTGCACATGGGTCTCGGCAGCCAATCTGGTGACCTATCTCGGTGTGCAGATCACAAACCCGTCAGACGATTACACGCTTATTACGCAGGCTGTATCTGCTGGCAATCAGTTCTGTTACCGTCGCCGCCAAGAGGCTGGCTACATCGACAGCCTGACAACTAGCCCAGGTGGCGATCAGACGTTAGGCACGCTCATGTACTGCGCGGCCCTCTGGCGCAGCCGTGGCTCGCTTGAGAACGCTTTTGCATCCTTTGACGGAATGGGCACAGCGCCTCAGCAGAGCCTCACACCGATCGTTAAACAGTTGCTTGGCATCGACAGGCCTGCCTGCGCGTAATGGCTTACACAGACGCTCTCAACGGGGCTATTGACAGCCTGACGACCACACTGACAGCGGTCTCTGGACTCAGGGTGGTAAACGATGCCACCAAGATCGTCCCTAATTGCGTTTTCATAGACGCGCCATCCTTTACCACAATCGCTGGCAATGGCAACATCATCCGCATGGACTTCCCAATCAAGGTAATCGGCTCAGGCCCAGCAGGCCTACCAGTCCTGCGCAGCATCCTCGACATCGTCAGCAAAGTTTTACTTAGCCCAATCATCGTCATGGCAGGCCGTCCCAGCAACCTAGAAATTGGTGGGCAGCTCTTCCCGTGTTACGACCTTGACTGTGGAATACAAGCACAAAGCGCATAAGGAGAAACATGTACACCATCATCAGCCCACGCCTCGGAACCCCGGGCGATCAGTTCATCCCAGAAGACGGTGTCAACATTGACGCACTGCTTGACGGCGGCCTGATATCCACCGACAGCGTAAAGAAATCATCTAAAGTCAAATCAGAACCCAAGGAGCAATAGACATGGCTATCAGCAGCACTTACCTTTCTAACCCAAGCATCACGATCAACGCGGTGGACTTGTCCGATCAGTGCACAAGCGCGGTCATCAACTATGTGTCGGA